AATTTGTCGGCTAATAGGCTGCATAACAAGGAAAAAAAGGACATCTGATGTATAAAAATATTTAATTTTTCATATCGGATTTTCGAACCATTCGTTTAATTCACGTATCTTTTCGACTTTTGGAAATCTTTCATATACATCAGGATCCTCGGCAAATTCATACGCGATGTTTAGAATTTCGAAAACGTGATCCATTTCACTATCTGGTATTGCGTGATATCCTTTCGGGTTTCCTCTTAATCCATAAGCGTCCACGAGGCACCCAAATAGATGACACCATCCACTTCTTCCATTTGGACAGGATTCCTCTGGAGGTAACCTCACATCGAGACTATCCTGGTGGTTTTTGACCCACTCCAATACTTTTTTACTGTTTGTTGCGTTCATATTTGTACAATTTTTGCACTAATTATTATAATTCTACTTTCTGTACTTGTCAATGGATAATAACGATCAGGATATTAAACAGTTGAGGGTTACGAAACTTTCCGAGTTGGAATCTTCCTTTCAGGCCGCGCTTAATAATAAAAACATGTTTATTAATGTGGATGGTATGGCAGTAACCTGTGGTGAAGATGCAATTGCAAATTGTCTTGAGTTATATTCGAAATGCGGAATAATGAGCAAGGTTGAATTTAAGGATTATGAAAATCGCCCCCACAACATTAACAGGGAACAACTAATGTCGATCTATTCCGCGTTGGTTTTGTGGCGATCCAATCTCTTCAAAGCCAAATGGCGTTATGAACAACAAATTGATAGTATATTTGAAATTAGCGAACTTAAGGCTCTAAAATTTACCTTTTAAATACAAGCGACCATAAAGGATTATTGAAATAATGCACGATACCAATCTCACGCTTTTGGGCGAATTTGAAATTACAGTATTGGATAAGGATAACCACGTCAAACAAGTTGTTCGCGAACATAACCGCGTCGTAAATTCCGGCCTCGAGTTGATTGCAAGTTTGCTCGTGGGGCCAGAATACGAGCTTGAAAATACTGATGAAACTGGGAATTTTTATATTCCGCGGCCAATATACTGTGCGATTGGCAGTTCAATGGTGGTAAACAAGGAATATGATGAGGAAAATCCGACAGAAGGTGGAAAGGGTGTTGAACCTGATGATACGAAGCTGTCCAATGAATTAATCCGCAAGCCTTTTGATAAGGTTAAACCCTATTGGATCGGCAATTCCTCCCAATCCATACAGGGTGATGTGGCAAGTGGCCAAATTATTCATCGCGAATATGTACCTGGCCCATCCACCTCATTGGTAAATGGTTCGCCTGTGCAATCATCCGATTTCCCCTCTGCATATGAATTTTCCAGCGAAGGCACGGAAGGCGAAAACGGTAACGTAATGAACGCGCGAACCCAGGTTCTTCGCCGTAGGGCAGTAATTGAATTCACTACGACGTTTTTACCAGGTGAACCGGCGCTGAAGAGATGCCATATTTGTGAGGTCGGGTTATTCAATACTGACGGCACCACAATAAGGAACGGTGTTCGATATGGTCATTCGCCATTTACCGAAAATAGGTCCGAGGCAGGTTCTGGCCTTGTTCGCGACACCATGTTCAATCGCTGTGTGTTTAACCGTATTAACAAATATGAGGACGATACCTTGATTGTGAAATACACGCTCACTGTCGCATCCAATCCGTCTCCGTATGATATCGGATGGAAGAACGTGTTAACGCCGGCAGATGAATATGATCCAGATGCACCAGATTCATCGATCACAAATCCTGATATCGGCACCAACAATCCATAATAATATAACAAAAGGGGATTAAAAATCCCCTTTATTTTTTGCCATTTTGAGGTTACTGAGGAAAGACTCGGGCCGCAGTATTACATGCGCATATTGCGCGATTTAACCGTGTTTAACCATGTTTTCTTCTACGTTTTCCATACGTTCATATAACTCGCCAATAGGAATACACTCAACACGTCCCGTTCTTTTGTTTTTGATTCTTACAATGGTATCACCGGTCACACACTCAAGTTCCTGTGCAACCTTTACTGGATCACCCAACAATTTGGATTGTGTTTCGAACCAATCATCATCTGCGTGAATTTCTTGCCATTTGCCTTCCACATGCACGAAATTATTGATACCCTGTTCGCTTTCATGCCAAATTTTATAAAAATGGTTTAAACCGTATGGCGTACTAATCAATACCAATTTTGATTGGGATGATGAGGACAAGGCCGGGAATGTGGAGGTAACAAATTCTTGTGCGATTGAGGTAGGAAGGAAGGCGAACTCGTCGCAAATACAAAGACTAATACTTCGACCACGGATCGCGCTCGCCGAGGTTGCAGCGCATGAAATTCTACTACCGTTCTCCAAAACCATGGATGTCTTATTATATTCTTTAACACCGGGTTTGACATAATCGGGTAACATTTCATACATCATCTCAATACGGCCAAATAGTTCCTTCGCGGCACTCAATTTATTAGCAAGGATGACAATGTCCTTATTTGCGTTGAAAATGCCGAACCATAAACAATACGCTGCTATAACGGTTGATTTACCACTCTGACGAAATAATTTGCATATGGTAAAGCGATTATGGTGCACCGCGTCGATGATACGCTTTTGGTATGGATATAGATGAAATGGTACAATACCTTTATCAATGGAGACAACCTTGACACAATTATCTATGAATTCACACGGATCCTTTGTAAATTTTACAATGCTTTGGACTTGTTCCAATGTGTAGGGTTGTTGTGCTCCCGACATCTTAACATTGGGGTTACCATTGTAAAATCTATTATCCTGCTTTCCAAATGCCATACAAAAATAAATTTTTGATTCACATAATGCGCCTATTTATGATCAGCACGGTATAAATATGTGCACATATTATCTGCAAGTGGCCATCCGTGACTAATCCATACCTTAATACCCACGAGGAATGCGAACAGGATTTGTTGGAAGATTTGGTGGATGAGTGCATCCACGTAACCGGCGAAAAACTATACTACATTCCACGTAAACTTTCTGAAAGTGACGGTATCAATATTTTCAATGAAGACCGCACGAGCATTTTTCAAAACGCGTATCCGTTTACTGGATACATCGAAAATGCCCAGAGTGGATTGGAAGGTAACGGGTATTTGATGCAGAAATTTGGCGCGGTTGTTGATTATAATGTCACGATTACTGTTGGTAGAAGGGAATGGAATAAACGCGTCGGATTTCACGGGACGACCATCATTCCTGATTCTCCATGTAGTGGCGACCTCATTTATTGGCCAGTAACTGATCAACTTTTTGAGATCAAATTTGTGGATGATAAGCAAAATCCATTTGCTCAACTCGGCGCTTTCTACACCTATAGGTTAACTGTCGAGTTGATGCAGTATAGTAGTCAGCAAATTAACACTGGCCACGATGAAATCGATAAATTCGAAACCCTTAAGACCTTGGACACCAATGCCGATGTTTCCTTGTGGGGAGGCGTGGTTAAGTTTGATATTGTTAAACCAGGTAAGGGGTATATTGGACAACCTGAAATTGTTATGAAGAGTCTTACAGGCTCGGGCGCACAATTTTGGGTCGATTTGGACGAGGAAACAGGTGCAGTTAATGACGTGGTGGTACTCGATCCGGGTCAGGCCTACCATAGTATGGATAGAGCAGAAATCCACGGTGAATGTGAGGAACCTGCCGAGGTTGTTCCTGTAATTCGTACCGTGACAGAAAATACTGGTGATGCGTTTGGTACAAATGCGCCCAACATCAAAAAGGCGATGGAAATCAGTGATGTTAGTCCGAAGACCACACCATTTGGGCCGCCTGAATATCCGACAACTCTCGAGGATGTTTTTGGTATGTATCACCATGACGAGAATTGTCCGATGAAGCAGTTTGAATTACCACCAGAAAACGACGTCGACGACGAAAATAAAAACCCCGAAAATGCCAATGATGACAATTTCGGGTTAAATTCGTTTTAATACATTTCCTTACGGAAATCAAACTTTTTGATGATTTTCTTTTTATTGGGCTCCACGCGGTTCCTGAATTGACGTCTCTCACACATCTCACGGTTAATGCGATTACGCGTCTTAGGTGCCTTAACAGTAATATTAATGTGAATTGCCATTGTTATGTTCTCCTTGTTTGATGTTGATCATTATATCGCAAGGAAACAACAATGGCAATATTGTTTCCTGTAAAAATTATGCCTTTGCTGCAGTAAGAAATTCATTACGCAGAATCTGATCGCTTTGGAATCGACCGCTGGCACTCAAAACCACCATGGAACCGTTTGCTCCAACACCCCTGCATGTCTGACAGGTATGGTACGCTTCCATATAAACAACCACATCCTTCGTACCCAAAATAAAGCAAAGCGCCTCACGGATCATATCGCACAGTTCCTCCTGGTTACACGGTCTCGCACTTAGAAACTGCGTAATACGGGCAAGCTTACTAATTCCGATAATTTCACCCTTTGGGATATAGGCAATCGTGGCCGACGGACCAAAATCATAATGACCATTCTGACCGGATAGACCAAAGAACGGCATAAGATGGTGCGCGCAAACGGAAATAATAGGTGCGTGCTTTTCCAACACGAAACTATTTGCAGAATACTTCCCTGCCGGGAACATCGTGCACTTCGGGAATCGACTCCAATCGAGGCCACCCATTAGCTCGTTGACCCACATCTTTGCCACACGCTTCGGCGTTTCAACAAGCTGGGGATCATCCGGATTGAGACCCAAACTACGAATGACCTGTGTCATCTGTTCGGTGATTTCCTCAATCTTCTTATCGTTTTCCTTACGTTCCGTGCCAACAGGCAGTTCGGTGGTCAAATACCCCTTTGCCTTGAGATGCTCGAAAACCTTCATCCCAAGAACGGGATCACTCTTACTCTTTTCAAAAGACAATTTTTATTTTCCTTTCAGTTGGTGATGGTGGAAAGGACAAGAACCCATCACATAAACATTTTAATGGCCAATTCCTTTCATATTGTTGGCCATGTTTGTTATTATTCGCCTGTGTACGTGGCGATGCTCTTAGGACTTTCCTTATAGGAAACCTGGGCGACCTTGACGTTATCCAGAATCTTACGAATCTTTTCGTCCTTGGTTTCTGCCTTAACCTTGTTGAGCCGATTATTTACGACATTATACATCCAATGTGCGAGGTTTTCGCTGGAGGTTTCAAAATCGACCACAGTAATACCGTGAAGAAGCTCAAACAAAGGACTCTGAATGCAATATGCCCAATCCGGAATTTCCAAATGATATGCGCGATACCCTTCGCCACCGTCCAGAAGATCGATCACGGACATCTCCGGCTCATAAGTGATATCACTGTCCTTGGTGCTTTCCGGTTCAATCTTCTTCATTGCTTCCTTGAGAAGCATATCCCAGGCATGTCTTACGAGGAAATCGTAAAGCGGATCATTCTTCCACAAAATGAACTTATGATCGTAATAGCCGTTTAGTGCCGACTTCACAAAACTGAGGTGATTAAAGTCGAGCACCATTTCGTTTTCAAGATTTTCCGACGAAATTCCAATAAGAAACGTGACATTATGGCCGTGAATATTCTTGCACGGTGCTGCGCGGAAATCGTCATCCCGCAGGGCATCACACAAATACTGTGACGAGATTCGATGTGCACAGGCGGCATCAAATTGCTTTTCGATGTAATAACTCAATTAATTACTCCACAATAAAAATGATCCATTGATATTATACACTAATACTAATGGGTTTGCAAGATTAGTTGATCGTTTTCTTTTTTGGGGTCGTATTGGCGGTAATGAAACAAGTATCATCCGTTTCATCAAGGGCGATTTCGGCTGCAGTGTTTACGATGGTTTCGCCGTCATCATCATCGTCCTCCTCATCTTCAGGAAGCAACCCGTGTTCACGAAGATTCTGACGAGCGCGTTGCTTCAGCTCATTTGCGACGTACGCGTCCGCCATTTTCTTCACCCAATGATAGTTGACTCCGAGTCCAATCACTGCACCATTAGGCGCAACAGCGGCAAACCATGTGGCACTATCCTCGTCGTTTTCATCTTCTGAGACACCATAGATAATATACGATACCCCCATTTCATTAATTACGGTGAGGGCATGATTATCATCCATATAATCTTCCATCCAATCGACGATATCCTGTAGGAACGTATGCTTAGGTTCACCGATATTAACCTTCAATTTTGCCATAGATTTATCACTCATTTAAAAATATTCGCGACACACAACATTGACTGCAATTCACTGTATGTGGCATTTCTCGCCGCATGTTTGGCAGTTCTCACCAGCTCTCTCAACTCCTTTGATAATTCATACATTTCGATTTGATTAGTTGGCCAGCTGGCTAACATCCAATGCCGAACGTCATCGAGACGCTCTTCCAAGTCCTTTGTGTATGAACGGGCACACATCAACTTCAGCAAATATATTTTGTTCGAAAGATCGACTTTCCGCGCACTAATTTCGTCCGATTTTTCTGGATGGTTTATTGCCATCATCAGAAGAGTATCGAACATCTTTTCTATTTCTTTCATCCTCGTGTAGTATTGAGGCGTAGAAATTTTACATGCACTATTGCCTTTGGTGTCAGAATCTTCATCTGAATCCTCAAGTTTTCTCCGTTTGATTGCATAGCGGACAATAATACCTACCAATACCAATAGCATTAGGATTTGAAGAGTTGCGCATACAACGAAGGGAAGTGGATCTATTGCCATTCAAAATATTCCTCAAACGGCCATATTTTATGGTCATTTAGTGTTTAATGATGTCGTCACTACGCTTTTTCGCTTCGGCATCAAGGCGCGCCTTGCGCTTAAGCCAACCTTTATAGGCTGCTTGCGCACGACGCTGGCGTTCTTCATTAAGGCGCTTAAGCACATCACCGTGGAAATATCCTCTTTTCACACAATCGAATGCATGATCAATATCATTCCACTGGAGCCAATCATCCTTTTTAAAGGGCTTGTTATACATGTTAAAGGCGTGCGTCGTTCCATCCTTATCGCGATAAAACATGCACACCTCGCCATAATACCGCTCAACTCCAACAATGATACCATTCTCGCTCGACTCGTTAACGCGATCAAACACCGCCTTGTCGAGGACAATAGGCCAATCCGCGACACAATCAAACTGCTTGGCCTGTTCGAATGTAGAAATGAGATAGTAAAAGGTACCACTGTAATCCGATCCAGTAATCATCTTGGCGCCCTTATCCTCTGCGCGATGAGCGCAAACGTGCATCATGGCGAGGCAACGATCCATATGTCGCGTAGTGGTCATGGTAAACTCCTATTGTGTTTGTTTGAATGACACCATTATACACGATTTTAACGGCGATGTCAAATGCTTGCGTTACTCTTCTTCGTCGTGGTGATACAGGTCGTTATAGTACTTGATGATTTGATCCAAACGAATCGGGCGCAGCTGCGTATGTTCAACACACACGCACATATAGCGCGGATCATCAATCTTATTATTATGGATGTGGCCATGCACGTTGCCAATATAACGGCCCCATCCGGACGTGTCCCCATTTACCGCCAATTCGTGCGGATGAACCGGGTAATGAGAAAACAACAGGCCATATCGAACAAGCATCGGAAGAACCATATCAAAGCCGCAGGCTTCGTGATAAAATGATTCTGACGCATTGTCATGATTACCCAGGATCAAAATCTTCTTTTCGAAGGTCGTAACCCTGGACATATTACGAGCGGCGTGCTTCGTGCTCAGGGCAACATCACCGAGGCAAATCAACACAGAATGTTCGCAGGACGCACCCGCCTCGTTCAGGACTTTAACGAGATAATCATCGTGCACCTTGATATCGGTACTGCCACAAGCAACGACGCGTTCCGGAGAGAACGTTATAACATTCTTATGGCCAAAATGAAGGTCGCTCGTCACAAAAATACGGGTTTGGTCCTGAAAGTCGATCATTTAATTTCCTACAATAATGACCTTGTCGGTCTTTTTGTTTAGTTCTGCCATCGTCGGCATTTGGTACTGTGCCTTCATGCCTTTTAGGATTTTATCATCAATGACTTGGTTTCGTCTCAATGTGCGGCGCAGTTCGATCGTTTTATCATCTGGCACCTTAAATCCTATTACAACCACATTATAACCATTTTTATGGAACATGTCAATCCAGCGCTTGCGCGCTTTGACAGTCAAATTGGTGCGATCGAAGATGAAATCCTTTTTTTCACGGAAATACCGGTTAAAATCGGACATCATTTCATCCTGGGCGTCCTGGTATGTATCCTTGAAAATGTCGTTATACGTTTTACCGCGCGCTTTCGCGATTCTCAAAATGGTATTATCCGTACTAACAATAGGCAACTTTTGTAGGGTCTTGTCCTTACTAATGTAATAGCTTTTTCCTGAATATGGGATTCCGCACATCATGTATACAGTGGGCATATTAGTTTTCCTCAATCATATTATTAATTTTATGGGATAAAAACATATAGGATTCCCTTGCATATAGGTGAACATCGTTTTTACCAATTTTAATATCGCGTACTACACCAAGGCCGTCAGTATAATGCAACACATACGTCTCCGGCAATTTAATATGGGTTTCCGAAGCAACGGCATTAAGAAGATGGACAAGCTTGGATTCCATTTCCAACGTGTCAGCGTTATCCAAAATCAAATAATCACGGTCGTATTCGTCCAACATGGCACGAATATTCCGCATCATGTCTAATAATATATTGTTTAAGCGATTATTTGCGCTCATGTTAAGTCCTATATCAAAAATTCATATGCATATCGTTTACGCCGATATCGCGATTGCGAATATTATGTTGATTTTTGTACAAAAATCAAGGGCGAAACGCGATATTTATGAATTAAGAAACTTGAGCGTGTAACATGCCGCAATTTTTGCTTCAATCAACGCATTGTTCACCCATAAGCGTACTTGCGCTTCCTTATCCTGCGCATTTGCTCCACATGACATGCTGTACAGCATGCTGTCAATATATTCTTGCAAATAAATCATGCTATTATGCATATCATGATCTATTCCGAAAAATTCCGCAATCAAATTCGAATAAATTTCAGCAATCAGTTCCTCTTCGCAATAACCATCATGGATACTCGAGGATGCTCCACTTCGGTTACATCTGTCACGATGCGCGGTCCAATGACCAATTTCGTGGAATAAAGTTTTGTAAAATTCACCAATATGTCTAAACCTTTCCCTCGGAGGCACGACAATGCGATCATATTGGCTAAAATACGCAGGAAACATGTTGGCGACCATGATATCGGCGTTTAGACTTTGAATCCAGTCATCAATGTTTTTAAATCCGCGTTCCTTGCATGCTTTTACCTGTCTACGTACCTTACGCGGATTATCCTTAACGAGTTGGTCCGTATTAAGAAAACTTTCCACGCATTGGTTCACAGGATTAACCATCATAACACCCCGAAGGTGTTTTTGAGCAGGCCGCAGTCCGAGCGCCTTAAGCTCCTTTCGCGGTACCCACACGTTCGACCTGAACTTTTTCTCGACGATCATGTAATACAAGCGATCGTGCATTGATGACGAGCATTGGTATTTTTTACCTTGAATTTGCACCGATAGGCATGGCCGGAAGTGTTGCCAATCATCCTTATAGGTACCTGTCCTATTGCCGACGGTTTTTAGGAGTTGTTCCACCATTGCGTCTGTTTGTGGAAAAATATCATCCGCATTGGCACCCATTGTGCGTTTCCTCTTATCGTTTACCAATAACAGTCATTATACCATGTCATCGCGCCAATGTCACCAAATAAAATTCAAATCTGCATCCTTGCGGTAACGTCATGCAACCTTCGGGTAATCTCCCTCCGACGAGTTGTGCAACCATAATGCGTTTTCCTGTGTCTAAACGCAATAGGCCGCGATTGCACTCAACGGCAATACCCAAAAGTCCGGACAAAACATTTGCCGTGTCAGTGTGGCCAATATAGGATTCGGCACCTTCGCTTTTAAGAAGATCCGATGCGCGTTTTGTGTCGATTTTTTGAATGAGCAAATTACCCAACCCAAAGTCAGAGGGTAACATTTGCAAGGAAAGGGCATTCACTAGCTGCATTTTAAAATACCTTTATTGCGTTGGTGTCCTCTACGGGAGTTGAACCCATATTATCGCCTTGAGAGGGCGGCGTCCTAACCATTAGACGAAGAGGACATATTTTGTGGCTGGCGTCTCCTACGGGACTTGAACCCGTGTTTTGGCCTTGAAAGGGCCACGTCCTAACCAATTAGACGAAGGAGACATGATTTTTACTGAAGTAGGGAAACGAGCCCGACCAACTGGGCTACTTCCTCTTTTGGAGTATCGTGACGGATTTGAACCGCCGTAAACGGATTTGCAATCCGCTGCCTAACCCCTCGGCCAACGATACTTTATTGGATTTTTAAGGACACTCGTTAAAATATCCTTAAAAATCCAAAGGAACGCACATGAGTGCGAATCATACGCGTTCGTTCGGACCCAAACCAGGTATTTCGCACATACACGGTTTGTTGTTGCATTCGAGTGACAATTCCCCGACGGGACACGAACCCGTACCTAAAGCCGCTTCGTACCATGTACCCTTTGATACACTCCTAGGCCGACAATCGGTCTATTTTTGCCATGGAACTTAACAATCACTTTCTTTCCATGCCTCTTACGATTCAGGCCCCTAAATTTGGTGTCTCCTTTCCGGTTCGCAATTGGCCACTTGCAAAACCATTAACACGTTTTCCTGTTGGAATCGAACCAACGACCTCCGCCTTCCCGGCGTTGCTCTACCAACTGAGCTAAGGCACCATGACTAAGTGATTGCGGAAAGAAATTGTGGCAACCTGAATCTTAACCTACGGTATCACACGAATGCGTAATTTTTTAAAGATCGTTTTTATTATAACGAAGAAATTGTCATTTGTCAACCATTTCTTCGTTATAATCCCCCAATCATTTGGTTGGGGGGATGGGGTCTATCCCCTTTCCTCATTGCCATTATACACAGCTTTTCTGGAAAAGGCAAGAGGATTTTTCATTTAGGGGCTTCAAGCCCCATCTATCTTAGGGCCACTCTCCGAGGGGAGCTCCGAGTGCGTTCTGCCTCGTAAGCCAAGTGAATGCGTAGCCAAGAGAGCCAACGGAACTCTTGTCACCAAGAACATCCACAAAAGCAAACCGATGTGTCATAGCATTGGCGACAACCACTGCGGCCTCAGGCTTGGCGTTCGGAACAATATTCTCAATTTCGGCAAAGAAGATGCGATTTGTACCCTTAACAACCTGAGAACCAAGATAAACCTTTGGCGTAACCTTAGCACCGAGATATCCCTCACGAGCACTTTCAAATTCCTTAAGAATTTCAGCAGGGATTTCAGTCTTTACATCAATCTTGATACCACCGAGTGCTCCACCCTGTTCAACAAGGCGATCAATACCAGCAAGGGCGAAAACACCGTCCCGTTCGTTGATAATCACCATAACAATGTTCGTGGTATCCTTACCTGTGGTCAGAACCTGCTCGCAAAGAATTGCGTGGTTGGTACCATTAACAAGCTGAGATCCAACATAAGCAATCGGCGTATACTGGGCACCAACAAGCGCGCCCATCACTCCATCAAATGCAGATGCCAACTTCTGAGGCATACCACCAACATGAACCTTAATATCCCAAGAACCAAAATCGGCCATTCACTTTTCCTTTATTAACAAAAATAACCAATGGTATTACTCATCACTACCAACATATCACATTACCATCGATTTTTCAAAATCGGTCGTGAACCATTTTATCATCAACGGTGCTTAATCAGTGGCGACCCCCACATGTATACCTTTTACGCAGATAATACGGATCAACAAATTATCGCAAGTGTTAATCAACAATCGGGGCACTAACGCCTTACCATCGGGTGGCATTGATTTAGCGCATCAACCACCATACTGCGGATTCCTTACAACCGTGGTCAGCGTAGATGGATTTGAACCATCGTCTTTGCGTCCCGAACGCATCGATCTACCAGGCTGAACTATACGCTGCTATCTAATTTTAATATCTTAGTGAAATTCACTAATCATCGTTTGGCGGAGAAGGTTGGATTTGAACCAACGGGACCTCGTCAATCCGCCATCTTTCGAGGATGGTGCAATAAACCTCTCTGCCACTTCTCCAATTCATATACGCACCATTTGTATGTGAATTGGTAGACACGGTCAGGCTCGAACTGACGACATTCGTCTTGTAAGGGCGACGCTCTAACCAACTGAGCTACGTGTCTGTTTTCCTTTAAGACATCATTATTATTATACAGACATCTTAAAGGATTGGCAACCCGATGTTATTATTCCTTTACCGCGTTCTTTCCGTAATAAAACTCGGTATTGAAATTAAACGAAAACTTACGAGGATCATAAGCAATCTTAGAATCCATCCGAATATTGTTGTGATCTGCCTTTCGATTCTTCACAATCGTATAAAGCGTCCTGGTCGTATCATTCATATATCCGAATGCCGCCTCATAATCCAGATCATCGGTGTGCTTTTCCTCAGTAATATATGCCATCGTCGAATTAAAACGCGGCCTATACTGAATCGATTCGCCAAGCAGACGTACACGCGTAACATAATCATCTTCGCCAATGTCTGCCTGATCAATTGCGCCCAAATAAAGAATAAGCGTCACTTCGGGGCTATATTGTGCAGAGACCACATTATACTTCTCACTCTTCATGGAGATACGCACCTCAAACACATTGCTCTCCGAGGGGCACACCAATTCGGACGAGTACGAAACGGGAATAAATCCACACTTCTTAAGCTCGCCGTACGCGGCCATACTGGGCCCGCCGTACAAAAAACTACAAAGATCCGTAAGCCAATTATCGAGATTTTCCCTGTGCCACTTCTTATCGTGCTTTTCGGCATTTTCCCGATTTGCCAGCAAAGTATCGATAATACGTTCAACAGTAAATGCCATGTTCGTTCACCTTAAAATTTGGTACCGACAGTTGGACTTGAACCAACAACCTCGGGATTATGATTCCCTTGCTCTAACTAGTTGGGCTATGTCGGTGTTCTAATTATTCAACAACAATATTATATTATATTTTAACCGTCTTGGCAACAATTAATTATTAAACTTCGAACACATCAAACTCCGAAAATACCACCATCTTATCACCAAGTTCCATTACGGCCGATGCAGATGGAATTTCAAACGCTTCACCATCTTCGGGCATTGCAACACACTTGAATGCAACACACTTTTCGATTGCATCGACGCGCACTTCCTTGCACATATCGTAATCGTATCCCTTGGAAACCTCCCGCTTCATTGCCTTAATATCGTATCCATGGGAGGAAAGATATTCATCGCGCTTTTTTCTAATAACGTATGAGCAATTTGCAGCATCCAACGACAGGTTACCTTCCTTAAGGATATACGAAAGTGCCTTGCGAAGTGAACTGAACACTCGCATCTGCGAAACCTTAAATTCCATCTTACCGAGATTGCGGGTGAATTCTGCCTGAATAAGAACCGGCTTATCGAGGAGTTCCGATGTAACGCGAGTACGCTTTGCCATAATTGTTGCTCCATGTGTTTGTTTGAATGATATCATTATACATGACCACAATAAAAAAGGCCACTTTCGTGGCCTTTGATGGTGCGATGTTTAGGATGGATTAGAAGGTTTCGTTCTTTTCCTTCTCTTCTGGACCATCCTTATACTTCGCTGCGTCATCGTCGCCCACGACATCAATAAAATCTGCGTATACCTTTTCTCGGAACGTCGACTCTTCCTTGGGGTCGCCGTAAATCATTTTATCGGCATGCTTGACGTAAATCACAAACGGAAGGCCCGTGCTCTCACGCCAACCATCAAATTTCGCACATACGTCTTCCTTGGCATCGAATTTTTCGTCGTCAGTCTCATTGAACATCTTCTTACAAATGCCATGGTATAACTGTGTCAATGCTTCCACTTCGGATTTGGCATTAATCTTGGTTGTATGATACACGACTTCGTCGGATTCTGGATCAAAATCATCACCGAGAAATTCGACGTTATTTTCGCACCAACGGGCATCGTACTGCCCATTCTCGGTGCTTTCGTTCAACGACTCGATCAAATAATCTTTAAACGTTTTCATTTTGATATTAAACCATGATGTTTACGGCAATTTTTCGTCGACGTACTCAATGAGCTTGCGCAAGGTGTCATCATCGTCAATGCCGCAACTTTTCAATGCGTGTCGCACGCCCTTTGCTGCGTCTGTACTGTACGAGTATAGCTTATCGAGCTTAATCTGCGAAAGATCGACGTCGCGATCACCGCCGTTATTTGACTTAAGTCTTTCAATTGCAATAAAGGCATAGTCGTGGGTATCCCAATGACTGTCCTCATACGAAATCATAATGGATTCCTTCTCGCTTTCACCCTTCCCTTGCTTGAAATTGCGCTTAAAGCCAAAAACAAATCGGTTCGCACGACCCAACGGTGATGCATTACCAGCCATAAGGCACATACAACCGCGCAAAACATCAGGCGCACGGTAATTGTACGGCGTCAGTTCGCCAATTTTCACTCCAGATTTTGCTTCGTTGAGAAATTCGATAAATGATTTCATTGTTATTTTTGCACTCGCAATTAGTGTATTATTTAATGAGACTTAACGTATCGTTCTTTTTCGATAATGATTGGAACACATACCCACTCTTTATACGAGGAATCGTATAAGTGTCGTGGCACCTCAGAAAATGTGGTTGTTTGTGAGTTATTCGTGCAATAACGAGACGTATCGATCGTTTTGACACATAATGTCAGATGATCGGAACGATATGTTAGATCGCGCGTATTAATGTTTTTAATAACAACGTCATTCATCGAAACACCTCACGATTTGATATCTTCGATAGTGTTCGTCACATCCTTATCGTACCGGATCTCAACAAACCGTGGAAGAAACAGGCTCATCTCTTCACGATTTTTATCATTAATAACCATATTATATTTGATGGTCGCGATTTTGCCAACGTATGAATTGTCCAGATAGGTAACACGATCCTCATCACTAAACCCGGTTCCCACAGAAACCTTGATCATTCCATCGTCGCTAACCATTTCCATCGCTGCGAGTTTACCCAATACCTTGCCCTTGGTGCCTTCCACCAAACGTGCAATGCGAAGGTCGATCTCCTCCTCGCCCTTTACCTTCATCATTAGGCCAGAACGCTTATCGCACCAAATTTCGTTACCATTCTTGATGATAACGCCTTCCTTGCCCATGGAAATCATGCGGTTAAACATTTCCTGCACGTCATCAGGAGTTTCGACAAATTCAGTGGGAACCAATGAAATTTTACCCTCCTTACCTTGCATAATCTCAGCAAGACGGGAATACCGTTCGTAATATGGCATTGACCATGTACTCTTCTGGAATTCGCCGTATGGAATAAAATCCCAAATAACGGCATGAATGGTTTCCACATCCAAGCTTGTAATTGTGCCTCGTACGCCCGAGTTTAGAATACCGTTGCCTGTTTTTCTATCGGCGATTTTACCATCGACAACCACGAGCAATTCGCCATCGAACACCACACCATCGGCAAAACTGAGGAGGTTACGCAGGGCCATAAACTGCATATCAAGCTCGGTGTTGTTGATATAAATTTGCTTACCGGAACGGCCATAGTATTCAACACGATGCGATCCGTCATCACAATCACGGACCACGGCGTTAAATCGCATTCCGTCGCATTTTTCCTGGCAAAGATACGGACCTTTGGTTTCAAAGATTTTATCCATAACCTTGGGCGAATACGCGGAACACAACATGCATGGCCATGTGCCGATTCTTTCGTAGTGCGTACCCTTCTTGGAATTGACCTCGTCAATCACCTTATTAAAGGTAGAAACCTGCACACCACATCGAAGATCCTTGGTTACGATATCACGGAATAGAATGCGATCCTCACCAAACCGCAAATTCCTCAAGGTATCATTAACCAATTCTACGGTGGCAGAACTATGATTGGTCTTTGAAAGTTGTTCGATGACACCAAAGGTATCTTCTATACATTGTGTGCCGTTGGAAGATGTGATGGGCGCCACTGTCTTAATACCAAAATTGGTATACGGATCCAGGGCGAATTTGAAGATTTTATAAAGATTATCATCCATATGATCGACCATATACGCAATTTTTTCATTTCTTGCGCTTAACTGACCGATTTGTGTAATGATATCACTATACTTCATATATGCCCTCTAAACAAAAATATTTGAAGCGATTACAAACCCAGTAAACGCCCCGAGTAATACACCTACCATGAATGCCCGACCGACAAATTTCAACAAATCGTCTTCATTAAAAATATTTTCTTTTCTAATCTTCTTCAAAATCAAATTCTGCTGACAAATAAACCACTGTGACGCGACCCAATCGCGAAACGAAACGATCCAAAACAAACGGAACCTTTACGCGCTTGCCTGTACTTGTTGGGTTCATTGCCTCGATGGAGCGAAGCCTATCCAGCGCTTCCTTTTCGGCAATTTCAAAATTGCCAGGATCATTAAACAGGTTCATAAGGGATTCCTTAATATCATTCTTAATATGCATCTTCACATTCCTCATGTTATTTGGCGGAAGGGGTGGGATTCGAACCCACGGAGGATTTTAAAATCCTCGCCACCTTTCCAAGATGGTACAATAGACCAGCTCTGCCACCCTTCCTATTTCTTGTTATTAATATTCGATCTTATCGTCGCCGATAACTTCAAAATCGTCCTCAGTAATCACCGTCTCTGCACCATCATATTCCATGATATAGTACCGGTCGCAACCCTCGGGAAGTTCCACGATCTGCAGATCGGAAAACCGATCATTTGCGTCCCCACCAAGAGACTCCACGCATTCCACAAGTGCCGAATCATGCCGTGCAAGGTCGGAAAAGAAAAAATCGTTGGGGTCAGAGAGTCGCCCTTCATCAATAAGACGTTCCTTAATAAACGCCTTTGCCAGGTCAGAAAGGCCAAAACCACCATACGCGCAATTGATAACTACCTTGTGTCCCATTTTGGATACCTCGTATTTAATTTGAAGAATATTTTTCGATTAGTTGCTGACTATATTCATCGAGCATGTTATAAAGCTTTTCAACGCCATCACGCAAAATATAACAAAACAGTGGATCTTCATTCGGACGTTGACGACCTAACACGTTGTTTACATAGTTCTGCAAATAAAATTGTGTCGTGATAGGCATACACTGGTTAATGCCAGTTTCAAACTCGATCATCCTGTGCACATATCGTGCGATCGGATGATTTTTAATTCCAGTACGGCGACGAAGCCTACCTTTGGGAAATACCTCAGATTCAATAATACCAGTTTGAAGCAATTCGCCAAGCTCCTTCATAACCTTGGCCAACTTTTCTTCGCGCTTCATGGTGCACTCCTATCTGTGTGTATGCCACCATTATATTACAATTTTTAATAATTGACAACCTGCAATTGTAAAATTTCGAAATTAATTTCGTTAAGTGAATTATTGGTCTTAAGTACCGCGATTTTTCCATTGCTCACGTTTTTCACAAGAGCATCCAGGTTAAACAATACGTTTGACGTCGGGTATTCCATAAGCACCACCTTGCCAAATTCCGAATCAAAACTAGGCTGTACCACTTCCACATTATTATCGCAATTCCGTGGGATAATGCTGTTTCTATTGAAACCCGACATCGTAACATCGCAAGGAATAATACGCATGTCCGATCCCCACTTACGGGCCAGAACACCCTTCAATGCTCTATCAGAGAGCGTATATACTCGCATAAACGAATTCCAGAGTTCTTCGTCTCGAAATTCATCAATGAGATAACTGGGATCTGCAACAATATAAGTCTTCATGGTAATTTGCTCCTATTAATATGCTATATCGCCATTATACATCAAAATGATGGGCGTGACACTTAATTTACCTGCGTTTGCTGTGTTTTTTGGGTAATGAAGCCAACCTGTAGAAAATGTGGTCACCGATGGTTGCGGTTTTGTGAAGGGCGCTTACGCCAATTGCGGTTTTTGCGACTTTTTTGCTATGATAAAACAACGCACCATTCGTGTTATCGGTGCTCTTGTTATACAGGAATTGACGACTAAATGATACGATTTTCCGATATAGTGCGTTATCGCGATATGAGGCGTCGGCGCGGTCGTAAAGCGTCCATGAAAATTGTTTTCTTTGATAGACGACATCACAAACGTCGTCCGGATATTTTTTATTATTGACACGATTTCTCACCACGTTGGCGACGGCCTTCCATCCTTGAATACCTTGTCCCCTCGCCTCAAAATAGATGTTATCTGCGAGACAAACAACACCATCATCCATTCTTGTGGTAGGGTTGGCAGATGAAGAGATTGTGTGCATGACCATGATTGCCGCGATTGCTGGTTTAATCAGATACTGGAACATATATCTCCTTAAATTATTGCAACCATTATATATGAGACGGCTGGGTAAATCAAGGCAAAAACAACGCGCACGGGCTTGTTGGGCTCACCGTGCGCATAGTTGAAGAAACTGGGTGGGTGTTGATCGCCACAAGGAGATAACAATCAACGGATCAAACAAACATGCGACCAACACCCAAATTGCATTTTAATCTACATCAATGTATGCATTCCTTATCTTTGTTATTATTATACAACAAAGCTTTGCATATGGCAACTACATGTAGCTCACCACTATATGCTTTATGAATTATCATGCATATACCCCCAACCCATATAATAGCTAAACATACAAAACTGAAATAAAAAATGTAATCCAATATGTCGATTGCCGTCATAAACAAAAAAAAGGCACATTGATTGCGCCCTCTTAGTATATCCAGGATACTACTTAATTGCGAGCCTCGTGCTCATTTAATTCATTGCTGTACTGTTTCTGTACTGTTTAATTCTTGCCATATATTCATCCACAAGCACACTGGCCATATTACCAATCGCCTCGGACGCAATTTTTTCCAAATTCTCACGCAAGGCCGTCGTTTCTTTAATATCATCCTCACAGCGATTCTCTGAATCCGCGATTTTTAACATGCGCTCCGAGTCGTCATTATTGACATTGCTGCGCAGCGTAATGGGTGTCCAATACAAATATTCGCCTTCATTGGCGAGCATGTTAAACATGGTAACCGGATTATTTCTCGCACTAAACGCCTTGAATCCATTAGTGCCTGCAACCAAAATGCCTGCACCAGGAGTACACAAAAATCCCTGCAACGTACGCATAAAGACCGAATTCGATTCCTCCCATACACGAGGATCAGAAAATTCCTTGATTTCCCTCCAGGATCGAACCCACTTGGTTGTTGCAAGTGTATCATAATTCAATTCCGCGATAATTGCGTCCAGCAACGATTCGGTGCGCTTTTCGACGCATTTGTCGTTTGCTGGGTATATCGTGGGTAACTTTGCAACAATGTTATGGTATGCTTTAAAAATATTTTTTACGTCGTTTGCGTTCATTTTAGTATTCCAATTCATGCATAACGTAGTACATTTCGTGGGATTAATATTAGTTCTTTTTCCCGGATTGGATTGGGTGTGCCTTTCCTAGCATATCAATGATATGCTCAACACCCTCAAGCTTAAATGAACCTCTATCATCCCATCGCATCAACGCCATTCGCAGGGAGTCAATTTCGTCTCCGGTTAATTCCACGCTATATTTTTGTGAGTGTTCCTCGTGGTTTTCACCAGACATATCGCCATTACCCATCGGATACCCTTCCGTCAAATCCATATCCATATTATTCTTTCCTATATTGTTTTTGTTGCTTCACGATTTTGTCAATTTTCCCCTTGACTCGCGTGTAACGGATCTTCCTCGTATTCCTGTGTATGAGGAAAATATAACGGCCAATAAGCCCACGCCAACACTGAGCTATCCTTAAGATTCCTCGGAAGAACAAACATGTTATTTGCTTCATCGAATTCCAACGTCACGGAACGAATTTTATTTTCAGTCGTAACAATCAGAATTTCCGACGTGTCGAACATTAGCGGGAATTTATGAATTGCGATTTTTTGTTTCGTGTCATAATCATCGGCTCTCCACCAAGAGATCACCGAAGTGATCTCCTTAATGGGTGCACGCGGTACAAATTTATCACCCACGATTTTACTCCTAACATCACGAAAATGAGTCGGTTGTTTGAAAGACAAGAATTAAAAGCCCTTAAAGCAATTCACCACGACGATGCCAACCAAGGCCAGAATTGCAAATGCGGCCATCGCATCGCATTCATTTTCGCGGATTTCTTCAATAAGGGCGTTAAAAACTTTACGAACGATCATTTTGGACTCCATGTGTTTGTTTGTTATGAAGTTATTATAACGCAATCGAACAACGTAAGCAACGTATGGTTATGCCTTGGCGGTTGATTCGTTCGCCTTATCCATCAAATTGACAATTGCACTTCTAACAGTATAAAGAGTGGCCTTGCTCAAGGCAGACATATAACTCGTTTCGGAACCCCAACAACGCTTTGTAATTTTTCCTGACGCATGCCATGTGGTGAGTTCATTAAAGTTTGCCTTCTTATCTGTAGTCCATCTAAACATGGTCTCATCGCCACCGAACCCAAGGCAAATCAAATCCATGGCCTTATCTTCTTTAACCTTCAGAATTGCGCAAGTATTATCATGATGCGCCAGTTTAACAAGGCTTGTAAAGGAAGGGATGCGCGTGCGACCGTTGCGTAGGTTTTTGATTACGTCGGCTACCATGTTAAATCGTGTCCACTCGCCTTTTCCTACACAACTTACTGACGAACCCCACGTAATTCCTGAATATGATCCATCCTTGCGCCATATGGTCAATTCTTTGTCCGTGTTACCTTGGGATGTCAACACTGTAAGACGAAATATCGTTTCGTCCCCGTCAAAATATCCGGTTTTGATGAGGTCATTCTCTGACCCTTCCTTAACCTTGATAACCGAACACGTATCGCTTTTATAAATGAGCTCAAAATATGACGAGATGGATGGTGTAGCCATGATTCACTCCTAATCAATTATCGTGCATGACACTTTGCAGAATTTTGTTGAGCGTGTTGAGTTGAACACCCATACCTAGATCATCAGAGCTCGGAATATTCGACATAATTTCGCAAAGCGTATTAAACGCGTATACAGAACGCACGGAAATGATCATTTCGTTAGCCTCATCCTGTATGGTACGAAGATATGGTTCGCAATAAAATGCGATCGCTGCGGCGTAATTTTCGTCCATCCCGACGTTAGGGAGTTTACCGAAAATCTCGTCGATGGCGTCAAGGACATTGATAAGATTATCACTTACGTCCTCGTTAATCTGGTAATGCATGCGCGGGTTTGACATGTTGTTATGAATCCTTAAATCGTTATGGTTGATGTGTTTAAACGCCTGTCACGAGGTCAAACTTCATATTTCGGCATTTCTGCCCAAGCCAAAATATGACAATCATCAGGAATACCCAAAATCACATTATGCTGTCCATTTAATTCCTTGTAGTATTTTGCCATTCTTGTAAATGTGTGGTGCTTATCCTGACACACAAACATATGATATCCATTTTTCATAGGTACCAGATCAGGGCATTTATAATCGTGCCATTCAATAACACTACGCTTACCGTTACACGGCATATTATCGAGACTATCGTTGTGTGAGGATAATCTGGCGAAAATGTTTTTAAATGGATGAAGGATGCTTGTACTGGTGTTCATGGCATCAACCTTTATGCTATTCACATCGCCTGTCTTGCTTCTTCGATATACGGATCGGCACTTCCATCCTCGATTGCACCCAAAAATCTGGACGCATACAATTCAATAAGAGCGATGGCATCCTTTAACGCACGGCTGGGTTTTGAAACCTTCACGCCGTCATAAGAATCCAGTAAAAGAATGGCGCGTCGATACTCGTTGTAGCTATAGTCCTCGCCTTCATAATCCTTGCAATCAACAAAGTAATCGAGCTCCTCAATCAGGTCCTTATCCACAACCTTTTGCAACGACTTGGAATAATTC